TTATTCTCTAATGCCCAAGTCTGCCAATCTTCAAAGTCAACACCCATTTCTAAGTGAACAAATCTGTTAGCAAGTGGTGAAGGCATTCTATAAGCAACACCTCTATCACTCTCTCTGTTACCAGCCGCAACGATTAAAACGTTGTCAGGTAAAACATAAGAACCTAATCTTCTGTTTAGAATTAACTGATAAGCCGCCGCTTGAACTGATTGCGGTGCTTGGTTCATTTCGTCAAGAAATAAAATAACTGACTCATATTGGTCTGCTAATTCTTGACTTGGTAAATCTGAAGGAGTAGCCCATTCCATTTGACCGGACTTCTCATTGAAATATGGAATACCTCTTAAGTCAGTTGGTTCCATCAGAGCAAGTCTAAGGTCAATCATAAAACCTGACCTTTCTTGTGTAATGCTATCTACAATTTCTGATTTACCAACTCCAGGAGGACCCCAAATAAATACAGGTCTTTTTCTGTTAAATGCATAGTTGATTTCAGCCCTAACATCACTAGGTCTGACAACTCTTACATCTAAATCGTTTGTTGATACTTTAGTATTCATAATAACCTCTCTTTTTTATTTAATATAACATATTGTAACACGAAATCGAAATCTGTCAAGTTTTTCATATTTTCTTTTTTTCCTCAAACTTGTTTGCCATATCATCAAAAATGGCATAGAAATCTTCCCCTATTTCATCAGCCCAACCATCTAAGTTTAGGTCTGCATCTACAAAATTCCAATTAACACTACCATCATCTAGTAGATTTTCTTCGGAATTTGCTGATTTATTGAATGCTCTTTCGAACTTTTTGAAATTTACTGACATATTTAACCTCTCTTTTAATTAACTATACTAGTATTATAGCATAAAAGCGGTACCTGTCAAGTTTTTGGGGTATTAAAAAAAGTCTTATTTTCTACCCATAAATCGATATCACCATCAATCATTAGCAATTCTGCCGCTGGAATCTCTTCAAATAAGACTAATTTAGACTTTCTTAGATAATAGGGAGTTTTAAGATACTTATCAAGTGCAAGTATTTGATTACCTGTACCTGTAGCAATTTTTGATTTTATCTCTATATTATATGTTTTGAAATGTTTTTTGAGAATATCTCTACCTAGTGCCGAAACTCTAAATTGGCTCGGTAAAGTACTTATAAAGATATCACTTTGAGTAAGTTCTTTTCTACCTGCGATTTTTCCAGTTGTGTGCTTGTTAATATAATTTATTAACTCAGTCTTTTTCACTTTACAACTCTAATTTGTCACCTTTAGTTAATACGTACACTTCGAAATCGTCACATCTAAACAACTTATTCAAACGTTGTGCTAGATTGATTGCGTGTCCAGGGTTACTGAATGAAACTTTTTTGTATTTTGGACCAGGAAAATTAACCAACGAGTTAAGGCTACGAAGATTTATCGCCACTCCTTTATAAAATACGGAATATACTGCCGTTGCTTTGAGTACTTGCTCACTACGATAAGTTTGATTATCGGTGTGTTCTAGAATTATTGTAGGTTTTGGTCTAGCCATAAGAGTATCCTTAGTATTGGTTCTACTCTTATTTATCTAATTATTAGAATAATAGACGTATATAATGGTTATTCCTCATTGAAACCACCACCATCCAAAGTGGTTCCAACGTTGGTATTACGTTTTTTTAGTTCTAATAGCAATAAAGCAATATCATTTTGTATATTGACTGCTTCATCCATAGGAAGTGTTATCTTGTGGTCACCTCTAAGATTTGCTCGTTTGATTGCCGCTAGAAAATCTTTTAAACTTTTATAATCCATCTCGTTTGTTCGCTAGTAATGTTTCTGATTGCATTTCTGATTTAGTTTTATATGGTCCTATAAAATCGCAATCTTTCAATGTATCTAGTTTGCCACCATAAAACCATCGCCAGTCACTTGGAAATCTTACTCCATAATAACCAGCAACATATTTTACTTTACTTGTTTCTGTTTTAGTATAAGTTGGAATTTGTTTTCCTTTTAACTCTATTGTTTCTACATTATGTACTATATGTTTAGATGCATAACCATCAATCTCAGCCATAGAAGTATTCCATCCACCACGAGGTCCAACTTTGTTTTCTTCAACAACTACAGGACTTTCTTTTGCTTCTAGTATCTTCTCACCAAAACATTGTGTGAGTTCTGAACGTGTAACGTGTTCGTTATTAATACCATTGGATATATCTGTATTTCTTACATTGACTACAAAATCATCTGATGAACAAAAACGTATTGTTCCTATTTTAATACCTGAGTTTTCTATAATCCAAAACTTATCTTTAACTATTTCTTTAGTGTATATCATATCTATCCTTTAAGAATGGCATAATAATTTTATCGGTGAAAATTATATGTTGATGTCCTGACGGATGAAAACCATCGGTACATAGTGGTATTCCAGTAGTGACATTTTGCTCTTTTGCCCATTCGTACATTCCCTTAACAGGTAAGAACACATCATGGTCAATTAAATCAATTAAATGTTGTGTTTCTTTTGATTCAGTTTCAAGTGAAAACATTGATTGCATAGTTGTCATAAAATATTTAATTTTATATTTTTCTAACAAATGTTGTACCCTTAATATATGTTCTAATGTTTGTATTAACTGTCCTTGGGTATTATGAAAATGCTTATAATATAATTTTGATTTTTCATACTCCCAATGAGAATTTAGTATTTCCCAATTTCTGTAGCCATCTATGAATTGTGTAGGATTTTCATTCCATCCATCTTCATTTTCTTTCCAATTCTTCTGAGAAGGATGGTAAATATAAACTTCATGTCTGTCCGGATGAGACCACTCTACACCCACAATTATGTTCTCTGGTTGCACTCCAAGGCTAAGTTGATTACTAACTTCCCAAATAACACTTCTTGCAATTAAACCATTACTTTGGCTCGACATGCCTTTTGATATTAGTTCGTATTCTGGTAGATTTTTTGCTAAGTGTAACGGCCAAGTTTCAAGATTACCACTTAAGGTTTCACTAAAACTGCATCCTGCTGATATTAATTTGTTCTTTTTAGTATCTTCCATGTTTCTTTCCAATTCTTTACATGATGAACCACAGTACGGTCATAGGGACCATACTTAATTACTTGTGCAATTCCATAATCATTACCACCAGGTTGTATATTGTCACCGAAGAATATCAGTTCATCTTGGAATGTGAAATCTTTAAGTATCTGGGCTTTGTCTTTCCCTATCTCAATGATATCTAGTCCAGTTTCACCTGCTACTTGTGACGTAATATTAAATTTCTCTGAGAACTTCTTATTAAATTCATCAGAAATCTTTTGTCTTTCATTAGTTGATGTATCATGTGTAACATACTTCTTTCTTTGGGCCCTTGATGCATTTCTACCAAGTATACTAAAGTTTAATAATCCTGGTCTAGAGTCAAAATGTAATCCAGTTTTTGGTTCCCACTTACTACTAATCATTTTCTTTACTAAGAATTTGTGTGCGACTTCTGGTAACACAAAGTCTTTAGTATTCATTACACAAACACCATCTTTATATTTTGTATTTCCAGATGAGTTGTATACACATTCTACCTTTGCAAATAATTCTTCACCAATTTGTTCTTCTGTTTTACTTCTATCACTTCCAGTAACCAAATAAACTGGATGCCATTTAACAAACTCTAAAAACCACTTTAGAAAATCCTTATTGATTTTATCTCTACTAGGAGTAAGTGTACCATCTACATCAAATATGTAACAGGTCATTGAGCAGGATACGGTTGATTAAGAATTGATGCTAGTTCATCTGGAGATTTAGCAAGATTTTGTAAATCGTGTGTTCCGCAAAACTTTAAGAAATTCATACCAACACCAGTATTGCTTTTTGGTATACTATTCTCTGCGATTGTTTCTACAAACTTAACTTTTAAATCCATAGGTTGAGCAGTCAAATCAATTAGTTTTACATTGCGTTCAAAATCATCACGGACAGTATGCTCTTCACCATTGTGGTCAGTCCAACGTTGTAACATAAAGTTATTCCAACTGAAACCACCAGTACTCTTGTCAGCGAATGCTTCAAGCATACCTACTTTGTTCTTAGTACCTTTCTTACGACAACCAGGATATGCACTAAAGATATTATCTGATGTATCACCACGGATACATTTCTCAAATAACAACCACTCTGGGTCTGGTGCTTCTTTCACTTCACCAGTTTTCTTTTCTTTTATAGGAGTCATATTCTTATCATCTTTAAAGAAACCATCTTTAGTAATGATACGATTTTGTACTCCGTCATACATTGTTACGTTGTCTGAAATTAATTGAAAGTAATCACTATCACTTGATACAATAATGTGATTATCATTTGGATGTGCCTCGATGAATAATGCAATCATATCATCTGCTTCGGCTTCGGGATTATGTAACAATGTTACATTTGTTTTCTCATCTAAGAATGTAATCATATCATCATACGATTGAAACATGATTTGGTCTTCTTCTTGTTCTCTGACACTCTTGGCCATTTGAGCAACTTGTCTATTCTTTTTGTATGGCTCATAAAAATCTTTACGCCAACTACGACCTTCTAAACAGAACACGGCATGGTCCGCATTGAATTTGTTATAACATAGTTTAACACTACTAAGCATAATATGATATGCCATACCAACTTTCATATCAATACTAGCACCACGCATTGCTACGTGCTTTGCTCGATGATACATGTTAAATGAATCTACTAGAATGAATGTCGACATATGTTCCTCACTAAGATAAAGTTAATATTATAACATGTTTTTTGATTATGGTCAAATTAATAGTACTCAGAAGTATCTTTATCTGTTTTAACCTTGCTAATGATTAGACCTTCTTTGCTATCAGTCATTACACTTTTTCTGATACCTTCATCATCTTCTAAATCATTTAACACAATATTCTTACACAAATCATTAAACCAATTATCAACGATTTGTTCTTGTTCTAGACCTTCATAGCCATTCTGTGCAAGATACTCTACGAACTGGTCATTGAAATCTAATTCAAAGAAACCTTGTCCTGGTTTGTCTTTATCTAATTCCATACCAACAACTCTGACATATTCTTTGCCTTCTAATGTTGCCATGTTTTTGTCGTGTTTATGCTGGTCTATATGACCATACTTAAAGTTAATCTTTTCAAGTGCAATGTCACGTTCTTTTTCGTCAACAATTCGTCTAGCAATTGCTCTTTCTTTTTCTTCTGGTGTGCCAAACCAGTTAGATGGATTTAGTGGATTGCTCATCTATATACTCCTTTCTTTGGTTGTTCTTTTTGTTTTCTTAGCATTGCCTTAGACATATAAGGTTTAGGTATTTGAAATCCTCGCTTTTTTCTGCCAATAGGAATTTTTGCCCATCGGTCAATTGCATTACCTTTCTTGTTCATATATTGAACTCGAACCTTGTTGCCTTTAATTTCTTTTTGTACATCAAACAATGCTTGTTTTAATCCTTTGTATTCTTTTGATTCTATTTCTGTACCATCTAACGTTTCAAACGTAAATGTTTTCATCTTACTGCTCATTTGTTTCCCTTTCATATTCAGTGAAGTCGTAGTCTTTATCTCTCCAGACTTCGTTATCTCCTTCATCTAAAATTTTAATCCATTCAATGTTAAAGTCTCCTAATCCAACTGGTGTTTCATTTTCTGGTTCATGGTCAACTGCGTTCTCACCCAAATCGTCCATTAAATCATCTAAACTTTCAGCAGTGTTTCCTTCACGTACAAAGAATTTCTTTTCAGCATCATAGTAATCAACTTCCCAAATAACTGTGAAGTTTACCATCCTATTTTCTCCCATGGAACATCTTTGTCACCAAAATGTCCATATGTGCAGTTCTCACTATACTTATAAAAATTAAATAAATCAAATTTATCAATAATGCCTTTTGGTGTTAGGTCGATGTTCTCTTTAATAAACTTCTGAATACTACGATTGTGTCCGTTACTGTCTACATAGATACTCGTTGGTTCTTTAACACCAATAGCATAACTCAATTGTATTTGACACCAATCTGCCATGTTATCTGCTACAACATTCTTTGCTAACCAACGTGCCATATAAGCGGCACTTCTATCTACTTTCGTAGGGTCTTTTCCTGAGAATGCACCACCACCATGAGGTGCATAACCACCGTATGTATCAACAATAATCTTTCTACCAGTTACGCCTGCATCCCCATCTGGTCCACCAATCTCAAACTTTCCAGTAGGATTAATATACCATTCAGTTTTGCCATCTATTAAACCTCTTAGTACTTTTTCTGCTGAATCTCTACAAGGCATTTTAATACTATGTTCCATGCCCTTTGTATGTTGATGTGATATTACAATCTGGTCAACACGTTTTACTTTACCGCCCTCATATTCCAAACTTACTTGTGATTTTGCATCTGGCAACATATAGTCATAACCACTTTTGCGTTTTTCTTTCAGGTCTTTAAGTATCTCATGTGAGTAATATATAGGTGCTGGCAACATTGCTTCGTTGTCATTACACGCATAACCAAACATTAATCCTTGGTCTCCAGCGCCGAAATCATCGGTTCCTAGTGCGATATCACCTGATTGTGAATGAATCTCATTGTAAATCTTTAGTTTATCCCAATGAAAGCCTTCTTGTTCATATCCAATTTCTTTAACTGTATAGCGGACAATTTCTTCTACATCGTCCTTACTAACATTAAAGTTCTTTACTTCGCCCGCTAACGTTACGTGATTAGTAGTTACAAGTGTTTCGACTGCAATCCGTGTAGTTTCATCACCGTTTTTTAGTCCGGCATCGACCATTCTATCACTAATCTGGTCGGCTACTTTGTCTGGATGTCCTTCGCTCACACTTTCGCTTGTAAAAATATAGTTGTTCATTCAAATCCTTAATAAAAGTTAATAGTTATCTACTATTATACAAAATAATGAGTCGAAAGTCAAGTGGTTTTTACCTACTGTTCTTGTAATATTGAGTACACATTGTACCCCGAATCCCTTAACTTAGCACCACCACCTAAAAACTCAAGTTCCATTATGCTTAATATTCCTACAACATCCGCTTCAAATCTGTTAGTTAGTTCAATTACAGCCTCTAGTGTTCCACCTGTTGCAATAACATCATCTATGACTAATACTTTATCATTTTTCTGTATTGCGTCTATTTGTAGATGTAATTCATCTGTTCCATATTCTAGTTCATATTCAGTAAAGATTGTTTCGCCTGGTAGTTTTCCTTTCTTTCTAGCCATTGAAAAGGGTATACCAGTTTGTGAACTTAATGCACCAGCCATTGGAAATCCACGTGCATCTAATCCAACAATTTTGTTGAATTCTATCTTATTATCAGTAATATAATCATTGAATAACGACATTACATCTTGCACCCCTCTGTGTGCATTAAATATACTTGCCATATCCTGATAGAGTACACCAGGCCTTGGATGGTCTGGTATAACTCTTATCAGATTTTGTATTGTTTGAGGTGTAGGCTTGAGTATGCTCATTAGAATTCTTCTAATTCTTTTTCTAATTGAACAATTTCTTCTTTCAGGTGTAACTTTTTAAGTTTTAATTTAGAAACAACTTGGTCTTCTGTGTGCATTTTAAATGCAGTAATAATACCATCATCTAAATCTCTGTGTTGCTTTTTTAAATATATTAGGCGTGTGCGTATCTTTTCGGCGTTGTTTTTTGCCATTTACTTCTCCTATGTTATTTTTTACCAGCCTCTTTGACCTCCTCTACTGGAATTACCATGTATGGACCTTTATTATATGCAGGCATAATTGGATAAGATTTACTAATCTTTAATTTTTCTTGGGTGTATTCCCAATTATCTTTGCGAGAGACCGTCGGTTTTTGTACGGAAGTACTTGACGGTATACGTTGAGTTTCTCTTAACTTTGGTGGCGTCCATTGTTTTTCCACACGAGTTTGGGTACCACTTACGTAATACCCTTGTATGTAATCGATATAATCTTCAAAACTAAGTTGTGAAGAATGCAAATACTGTTGTCTTTTTCGTAGGTTGAATGCTCTCCAATCTACTCTCGCTTCTTGTCGTTCACGAACGGTTAACTGTTTTCGTCTTTGCATAAATGTATTTATAATAAAAGTATACTATTATACTACACGTCAATTAATTACCGGCTTTTGCTGGTAGAATGTACTCGTATAAACCTAGACCACTATCAACTGCAATCATCATAGCACCTTGGTCTGAAATCTTCATATTCATTGTGCTTGTATCACTTAGTCTAAGAATAGTTAGAACTGTTGACAATGGAAAACTCCAACCTGTCTTTAGTTCACCTTCTACGTTACTCGCAAATGGAAGTTCTACTTTATCTGTTGAACTATCACCAATATAAAATACTAGATTGCCGTCAACTGTTCTTGCAGTAAGCAATGGGTCAAACGCACCTAGAATACCAGCAAAGTATTGTAAGTCTTTGATTGCTTTTTGTGTTGGCATAATTTCTACATTCCATGCCGCACCTCTGAAAGTTGCAGTTTTAATTTGTGCATCTACTAAGTCTGAAACGATTACTCGATATGAACTATCAAATCCGCCAGGCATTGAGAAGTTAAGTTCAGTAGTAACATCTGCACCATTTCTTGTTTCGGTGCCTACTTTAACATCTGCTTCAATTGGATTACCTTCTTTGTCTTCACCAGTATAACTAAGTAGTCCACTTAGAACACCTAGTCTTCCTAGACCAAACTTTCCTTCGAATTCAGGAACTGGCGTGTGTAATTTACCACTCAATACAACAGTACGGTCTTCGTCCATTGCATCGATTGTAGTTCCCTCTCCATCTGTCGTCACTTTAGCCGCTTGGATAATACCTAGCGAATGTGTGTGCTTCACAATATCTTTTAAAATATCACGCATTTTTGCTCCTTCTGATTAATATTAATTTATTATAACACAATTTAGAACCACTTGTCAACCTATAAATCGAATAGATTATCAAAGGTTTCTGATGCATTTGCATCACTCATATCCCAATTTAGTACTCCAATTAGGTTATCTAGTTTCTTATCAACAATAGTCTGCTCCATCAACTCATGGTCAAATGGTAGTTTTTGAAACCATTCTGGTATTTTAGTCGCATCTACAGGATAGGCAACACTTTTCAACTTGAATGTGTTTGGCTTTAGTTTACATATAATACACTTCATACCATCTACAATCTCTACTGCATATCGGTCTTGATTGAGTTCTCGTAACATATTCCAATTAAGTGCCGCGGCAACATGTCCAGGTAAGTGAACTTTATCTCTTTTAGATTTATCACCACCATTATTCAAATCTCTTGCCATTGCCTTCTTAGCGGCGTTTACACGAGTCTTATAAGAAGTCAAATTATTCACACGAGTTTGAGAACCTTTCTCCCAACCAGGCTTTGCTCTAAACTCTTTCTTAAACTCTTTAACCATCTCAATAACATCTTCTTGTGTACCATCAGTTAACACAGTCAATAATACTTCACTTAAAAAGTTTTGCATATATGATGGAGTATCACTTCGTTTCAAATCAAGACCCATTGCTTTAATCTTACCAGGAGAACCATCAATATCTCTGCGAACTCCATCATCATCATAAATGAGCATTGCATATCTCTTTTTCTTAATGAATATTCCCATCGTTGCACAGTTCTCACGACCAGCAACAATAATCTCGCCTTCTTTTCTAGGAACATTAAAGAACGTTTTCATAAAATCTGGAAAACTTGCGTTGACTTGGTTGGCTACTTCATCATACAAAGACAACACTTTATCTTTATCCCACTCAATAGTACCATCATCAATCTCTTGTTTATAAACAGGATACATTGAATAATAAATGGAGTCTGTATCACCGTAGATAACTGCTGGACCTTTATAGTCATATGCACCTGCAATAACTTCGTTCGTCTTAGCACCCATGTGTCGAGTAATACAACGACCTGTTAGAGTTGTACTCTGACCAATACGTTTATCATAGAAACGACATCCTTGATTCAAAATCGCACCATATAGTGAGTTCAAGTTAATCTTTTTAACAAGTTGTCGTTTATCCCAGAATGCTATTTCTTCTTTATCGCCAGTTTCAATAGCCTTCTTCTTATTCTGTTGCATCACTTGTCGTTCTGCATACCAACGTTCTAATAAACTTGGAATAATACCTTGAACATCTTGTTTAAATATAGTACCATTAGCAGTAAGAGTCCAGTTTAAATCACTATTGTATATTAAGTCATATGCCTCTTGACCTGATAGTGCTTGTGTTGTTTTATTCTCTTCCCATGGTGCATCTTCTAAAACTAAAGTGATACTACTTGCTTTGTCTTTCTCATTGACTAAACGAAATTCTTCTGTACTAAATGTTTCATCCCATGCTTGAGATGAACCAAATGTTTTGGCACCTGTTTTTCTACCCTCTGATATTCTATCACCAATCATCTTTTCAGTCAAGTCAGGTCTTAGTTGTCCTGCAATTGTTTCTGGCGACATATTCATCGCACGAATAACTGATGGATAAAGAGAGTTGATATCAATACCTGCTACCCATCTCTGTAATCCTGCTTTGGGAACTGCCACAAAAGCACCAGCGGCCTTTTGTAACTCTAGTGCATGAAGTTCTTCATCTGATAATTCTATATCATCATCTGACCAATCTTTTTTCTTTCTATCTGGAACAACCATACCACGTCTGTGTGCTTCGTTGATGATTGCTTGTTCTGTAACTGCAACTGCACCCATTGTTGTTTTGATGTTTACTGTATTATCGTGTGCAATCTCATTTGCCAGTTCGATAAATCTTAGTTTCTTATCAATCTTATCAAGTAGTGCAACGTCTTGTCTGTTGTATTCTACAAATTTATAAAAGTCATTGTTATATAATTGGTCTAGTGTGCCGTCATATGCAACTTTTTGTTCACCTACTTCGTGTTCACCGATTGTATCAAGTGCGTATGAATGCATCTCATGGTAAGTATACTTACGATATAGTTCTAAGTAGTCTAAGTGAATTCTGCCAAACAAGTCAAACGTTTCTTGTTCTTTACCATACTTTACTACTCTACGTTTCTGAGGAACTAAATCCCACAAACACATCTTACGTGTATGTGATGCACTTAATACCTGAGTAATTCTATTAACAGTATATGGAATATCATAACCTTCAGAGTTCCATCCAGTTAGAACATCAGCATCTTCGATGACATCTAAAAAGTCATTAAGCATATCGGCTTCACTTAGATATAATTGAGTATTCTCAAATTGGTCACAAATACGTTGTGCTTCTTCGAGACCTTCTCCACTTCTCATTGATTTGGGTGGGATAACAAGTGTTACAAGTAAGTCTAGCCATTGAAGATGAACTGTGATTGCCGTGATTGGCATGAAAGGGTCGCTAGGGTCAGCAAACCCTCGATTTGCATCGAAGTCTGTTTCAATATCGAAAAAGGCAGTATTTAGAGTAGGTGAATCAATTCCATTATAATTCTCACTCAAACAACGAACTTCTGGTTTAATATCACTTTCGTAAAATGTTTTACCAACATTTATCTTACGTTCTTTGTGTAAGTCTTTAAGACGTTTACATTTGATTTGTCGTACTTTGTCACCATGGATACTTATATGGTCACCACGTGGGTCTTTCACATAGAAAGTACGCCACGCTGGATAATCATTGTAGACTCTTTTGCCTTTTATTCGTTCTACAACTTGAACAATGTCTTTATCTTTGTTGTAGAATGCATCTACATAACTCAAAGAGTACGACCTACAGTTTCAAGTATAGTTTCCATATCTTCAAAGTCTTTGCGAGTTTCGGCGAGTTTCGCCTTATGTGCAACCGAGATTGCCTTGTTTAAAACTGCTGGTTTTACATCGATTTCTTCAGCAATTGCTCTTACTGTATCACGTAATCCACCTTTGAGGTCTTCACATTCTTGTAGAACCAGACAACCTTCATTCACTAATTGAATGAGTTTTGCTTTTTCTTCTTCGTTAATTGCATCTATTGACATATAAATCTCCTATAAGTTGGACAATAAAAAAGAGTGCTTTCACACTCTTTATATATTAACATAGGTGACTTTGAAAGTCAATAGGTTATTTGTCTAATTCTTGTGCTTTTTTCATGGCCTGTTCTACCATATCATTCGCATGTTGTTTTGATGCCGCAAGAGGATTACCGAATCCCGATTTATCAGCCGCTCTTGATAACGCACTTGTGGCAAAATTCTTAACTTTGGTGCCAACTGTTTTTACTTTATTCTTCATTAAATCTTTTTTCGCTTGTGCTACTTGTTGTGGAGAAGCATTTGGAACACCAGCCTTTTTGCTCATATTCGCAATCATCTTGCCTTGTGGACTATCAGCCTTATGCATTTTACCACTTTTATCTTTTATCATGCCATTTACAGCACCCTTTGCCGCACCTCTGGCTGCCGCACCTTTAACACCTTTAGATGCTAGTGCGCCACCAACTACTTTTGCCGCTTGACCTAATGCTGGTAAAATCTCATCAATACGTTTGCCTGCTTTGATACCCTCACTAAGTTTGCTAAATGCAAAATTTGACATCTTAAGCATACCTTCTTTAGTTCTTAACATATCGTCAATTTTTTCTTGTGTTTCTGGCTTAACTGCATCATATACTTTTGATACTGCTGATGCTGTATATAAATCTACTTTCATCTTGCCATCGTCAAATTTGACTTGCATATTTTGTTTGTCTGCTACAATCTGTTTAATTGTGTCGATTGCTTTGTGGCTACTCTTTGGTTTCATGTCCATAACTTTTAGAAATTCATCTCTAGCCGCAATTGCTTCTTCATCTTCGTTTACTGATTCAAATTTAGTTCTAATTAAACTTGGCTTGACATTAAGTTCTCTAGTTCTAATATCATCAACAGCATTTTGAATTCTGTAAGCCATTTCAATCGCATTCTTACTTGCGTTATCTAATTTTTGAATTTCTAAATCTAATCCCAGTTTATATAACATTTGTGCATACTCGTCAATTGTGTTTAAGTAGCCTGCTATATTGCCTTCGTTGTCAACTGATACTTCTGCTTCTTTTACTGATTCAAAGTTTTTATCATCTTCACCGTAATCACCATCTTCGCCTGGATGATTCATATCATGGTTACTTCTAAAGTCATTAACAAAATCTTGAATAGTATCACCACCTAAGTAACGAACCATATCGTTTAATACGATTTCGTGTGCATCATTATCACCACCCAAGTCATCAATTAAATCATAAATTGGTTGTGCAAATTCGCCAACTGCTTCTTTGACTGCTTTCTTATCTTTGGCTGCCTTTTTCATTGGCTCTTTTTTATCACCATCTTTATCTAAGTCTAAGAAGTCTGGCTTTGCACCTTCATTTTTGGCTTTCCATTTTGCTTCTAATTCTTCTATGTCGTTATAATAATCTTTATCCCATTCGTAACCATCTGCTTCTAATCTTTCCCATTCTTCTGGGTCAGAAGTAGTTGTACCAGAATAAGAACCACCGTCTTGTTTTCTGTACTTTCTCATTCCTGCCGCTAGTTCATCTCTTTTCATTTGAGCAACCATATCATCTCTGCCCCAAAATGAACCTTCTTTTAAACGAGCATCTAGTTGAACGTCATCATAACCTTTGGCTCTCCATAAGTCATGCAATTCTTTAGCATCTTTATAATTTAGCCACTTGTCATTAACTTCAGTACCACCAACCCAAACAGTATATTCGAGTTTGTCTTTTTCTTCGTCACTCCATTCATCATCATTGTAACCTTCTTTTTTAGAAAGTATCATATCTTTCCATTCATATCTTGGGTCACCTGCTTTAAAACGTTTCCATGCTTCAGTATTATTATCTTTGTCTGCTTGTGTTACTTGCATTCTACGACCTGAACCTGTGTGTTCGTCATTGCCTTCTGCCAAATGTGCATCAATTCCAGAAGTTGATTTTAATCCCCAATGTTCAGCCGCATTCTTTGCCGCATCATAAGACGATACTGCATGAGTTTCGTGTTTACCTTTATCAGCATGAACGCAAATGTAAGGGCGTTCTTTTTGTTCAATAAGTTGTGTCAGTTTCATAAGCCTTCTACCTTCTAATCATTGGTGATTTTACTGGATGTTTGTATGATAAGTTGCCTACCTCGGCACTATATCCCATCTTAGTTTTCTTTTTCTTTTTTGATTTTTTAGATGCGTATATGCTCTGCTTTGGGTCACCACCACCTAATGGAGATGCCACACTTGCAATACCACCAGCACTTGTCATTTCACCTAAAATCTCATGTATTTTCATAATAGTATTTATCTAAATTGTTCCAAAACGAGTCCATCAAAATGCGGAAATTCAGACTTGTACGAGATTCCTCTTCTATTTTCTAGCATTTTAAACTCTTCCGAAGCAAGATTCTTCATCTCTGAACTGACTCTCGCATTTAAAATTTGATTTCTGAGTGATTTTAACATGGTAATATACTCATCTTTTTGATAAAGATTCGTCATTTCATTCTCCATGTACTCTATCTGCTCTGTCACAGCATCAGCATGACTGCTACTTAACATTGATATAGATAAGTGACGTGGTTCTTCTATATAGTTGATTAGAAACCACACCTTTCTCTTATAGTCGTGTTCTGCTAACTTATTGTTTATATAGACAAGATAGTCTTTGAAATACGGCAGAGATAGGGCATTATGGGCACAACCAAATCCTATAACTAAATTCTTCAATCTTGCTGACTCTGTTAAGAACATATCTAAGTTATTGTTCCACGTTTCAAAGTTTAGTCCCCACCTAATTAGTTCTGCTCTCTTGTTAATTGCTTCTCCAGATAACTGCATAATGTATATTATATTAGGAGTACGTTCAATCAATTCAATAAATTTCGTAAATTTCTTTTTAGGAAAAGCCATTCCAGTTGTGATTGTAACTGTTAGTTCTTGCTCTGGCTTTACATGGAATTTTGAAAGATATTCTAGGAATATATACATATGTTCAGTAAAGAACGGTTCGCCACCTAGTAGACTTAAATTAATAGTAGAAGTGTCTGCTAATGTAGTATTGAAATACTCAGTCAGCAACTCCATTACTTTATGAAATATATCATCTTCAGTATCAGGATGTCGTTGTTTTAATTCTTTTTGCCACCTTGAACTAAGTTGTGGTCCACAATATACACAGGCTAGATTACACTTGTTTGTCAGTTCAAGTTCAATAAAGGTAGCAGGCGTATCATAATCAAATTCAACAGAATGATTAGTATATAATGTTCTATGACTTTCTCCAGACCTATCTTCTGATTCCCAACATATGTGGCAATCTGGACATCTGATGCCAGTTGCTAATTCTTTTTTTCTCTTTTGAAGGATTGGATGATTGAAAAGGAAATCTAGACCATTCGTGTTTAGAGTTTCTAAGTCGAATGTAGTTTCTTTTATTTGTTGAGCAGTTAAGTCTGTCTTACAACACCAACTAACTGTTTTCTTGGGTAATGATATGATAATATCATTCCAAGTTTTATAACACATTGTGTCTTTGTTATACACTTGAATGCCTTTATCGTAGATTTTTCTTTGGAACTCCGTCTTTATCAACAGCATTGCCAAACTTGGCCGCTTGTTTCTTAATCTCATTTGGACCAACATCAACACTTGTGTTTATTCCTGGTACTACTTTGCCTACACCCCCAGTTTCTTTAACTGACTCTTTGCGACCTATAGTTGCAATCCCAACATCTATTAAATCTTTTCTAGTAATGTTTCCAAGATTGCTATGTTTATTGTATATCTTTACAAGATTCTTCCATTGTTTCTCAGTTGGTCTAGCCATCCAACCTTTTTTAATCATATCTTTAACATCTGAAAGAGTGAACTCATTTAATTTTGAAAAGTCTTTTTCGAATTCTTCTATCTTGCTCTCGCCAATAACATCAAGTATAGAAGTTCTTTCTTTGCTTTCATAATTGATGTCTTTGTTAATACCTCGTGACTTAGGTCCACCTCTTTTACGTGTTTTTTCTAAATCTTTCTTTGTATTAATAATTGCCTTAATCATAGTTTGCATAACATCTCTGTCTAATAATGCATCTATATTTTGCCAATCTTTTGATTCTGCTCTCTTAACTAAATCTTCAAGTTTACCAACTACACTATCTTCTATTTGATTAAGCATAAGTCTTCCAAATCCTTGAATTAATACTTCAGGATTATTTGGGTCTTCTTTGTTGAATTTCCATATTTGAGATTCTTCTTTTATAATTGATTCGTTAATCTCACCAGTACCACCACATTCGTCACAACCTCTGTCATCTTCATCAGGAGTTACACTTCTATCCCAACCTGTGCCGCCACAAGCAGTACATTCTGTTGTTTCTTCTTTTAAGATAGATTCTTTAACTGTATTAAATTTTTTGTCCTTTTTCAAAATATTGATTTCTTTTTGTAAGATATCAACTGCTTTTGATAATTTCTCCATTTTAAGTTCTTGTGACAAATCAGCAACGTCACTATCTTTTTCATTATTTTCAACATCTGCTAATAGAGCCGAAAGAATATTATCTGCTTGAGGATATTTTGCTTTCAACATCATTAATGCTCTTTCAGTTCTAGGGTCAAATCCTTTTAATAAATCATCTTTCTTTTCTTCTTTTTCACTAAACTCATCACTAAAGATTCTTTTAATTAATGAAGGTTTCTTAGTTGCTTTTGGTAGAAATGATGCAGATGATGTTCTTGACCTAATTGTTGGAGTATGACGTAAACCTGTCTTGCCACTCATACTGTATAATCCTCTACCCTCATTCTTCTTTTCACGTTCTATTCCAGAACTTTCTACTGGAAATTCTTTATTAGATGTTTTGAAATCTGGTTTACGCATTACAGTCTTTACTATTAAATCAAGTTCTTCGTTTTCTTTATCCCATCTTAATGCAAATGGCATATTAATATCAGTTACTAAATCTTTCATTACTGCTTCTTGGTCTGGACCCATCTGTGCGATTGGTTGACCCCAACGTTTGTATTCTTGTTTGAATAAACGTGTAAGTTCACTTGCTGTGATTTGTTTACCATTACGTTCATCATTAACTCTATCTAAGAAATGACGAGTGAATTCAACATCGATACCGACTTTAGCAAATATTCTATCTGCAAACGTTTCTAACGCCTCTAGGTCAGATGGTGTAATTTGTTTGTCTAATTCGTCTAATCTCATTATAGTTCGCCTTGGTCATACTGTTGAAGTTCTGGTGGTATTCCCATACCCTTTATCGTATTGTTATCTGCAAATGCAGTAAATATTTTTTTCTGGTCTTCATCAGATAAATTCTTTTTAATTGCTTTAACTAATGTTTCGTAACTGTCTAAATCGTCACCGTTATCTAGACCTAGATTCTTAGCAATCTCGTCTCCTGTCTTCCATGGTCCAGCAATAATTTTATTGTTATTTTTCTTTGTATATCCTTGTCCACTTTTCTTAGGAACAGGTCTACGTAAAACTCTTACTAATCCATCTCTTGGACTAAACATAAATCTTTTTGATTGTAATGGTCTGCCATCATCAATCTTTTCTTCACTATCTTCGATATTTATATTTCCAGCAATAGAGGCAATCATAATATTACGATAAACTCCTTTATACTGACTATCTTTTTCATTCGGTGAATGGTAGTATGTCTTTAGCCAATCTGGGTCACCTGGCATAAAATCAACTTGAACAAATCCTGTTCTTGGTCTGCCATCTTCTTTACTCTTATCAAAATTAGCAATTTTAACCTTTGTCATAATTACACTTGACTTTGCAATATCAAGAATCTGACTGCTCTTTTTAAGTCTTTCTACAAACTCTGGTATCTTATCTGTGTCAATTTGTAATGCAACATCAATATCGCCACTGAATTCTCTTTTGCCAACACTACCTAATGTGTTGTTCATTAAA